GTCAAGAGTTAACTGAGGTTAGAGTATTAGAGTCGGTCAGTATTCCTGATGCTAAAGACCCTTACATTGAAAAAGAAATTGAACAGGTACGTGTTTTAACCCGTGGACATTATGAATTGTGGCGTAAAGACGAGTTAACAACCAACGGGCTTAATGGGCTTAACGCCTCTGGTGATAAATGGATATTACATGAAGCGGGTGAGACTAGCATTGGTTACATCCCTCTTGTTCCTATTTACACAAATCGCATTGGTTACATGGAGGGTTACCCGCCCTTGCGACAGTTAGCTGAGCTTAATCATGAACATTGGATCTCATCGAGTGAACAACGCCACGCGCTAACACTTGCTCGATTTGCTATGCTTGTTTTTACGGGTGTAGATGCGGATGAGACAATAGGACAAGTATCGCCTAACACCATTTTCAAGCTGAACAATGACAGGGCGGATGTCAAGTCAATCAGCACAGCGGGTAGCGGTATTGAGCAGGGCTTCCAAGACTTAACTAACATTGAAGAGCGGATGCGTAATACCGGTATGGTTATTCGAGTCTCTGGTGATAGTGTTCAGACAGCAACAGAAGCGAGTATCAACAGTGAGGAAAGCAATGCTGCTTTATTGGCTGCTGCTGCAAGTCTAGAAAACTCTATCAATCAGGTCATGGACATCTTTGCTGATTACATGGGGCTACCTGATGGCGGTACTGTTACTGTCTCTAAAGCATTCGGGCAAAAGCAAGTTGCGGGTGAGTTTAACGAATTAATCTCTATGCGTGTGACAGGTGATTTATCTCAAGAGTCATTACTTGAAGAAGGTGTCCGAAGAGGTACACTCAGTGATGGTTTTGACATCAAGCGCGAGTTGCAGCGTACTCATGATGAGAACATGAATGATGGCGGGGTGTTACGCGCGGTTAACCCTCAACAACCTGCATCGCAGCAAATGAGTGATGGGAATCAAAGCGGATTGGGTTAGTAGACCCCTTTATGTCTTTATGCAATGATAGGTTGCGCTACCTAAAGAAGCAACGTGAAATAGATCATAATGAGATGGCGGTTAGGATCAAGTGCCGTAATAGGTATATTGATAACCTGTATTTACACCTATATTTAGAGAGCTGTGATGATAGCATTAATGACATTAGTGGCGGTAGTGATAGTAGTATTGATAGCAATGACTTTTAACCGGACTGAATAGACCAATAGTGAATACTGAGATTAACAAAGAGATATTTGACCAAGCAATAACGCTAAATCTGCATTTAGCTAGACTGGATGCATCTATCTCCCGTGCGGTATTGAGTGAGCTGAGAGAAATGCAAAAGCATATCCTTTTATTGCTTAGTGATGGTGAAGTATCTGCATGGGGGAGGCGCAGACTAAACCAGCAACTCACTGAAGCCAAGCGTATCATTGCTGAGTATTATAGCAACGTAAGCACCCTTACATTGACTGCGACCAGTGGCATAGCCCCTATTGTATCATTTTCCACGGCAGGTGCTATCAGCATAGCCGTGGGCGGACAGATACCAAGACTAATCCCCACGACTGCCTTTATGGAAGTTATAGCGGGTAGAGCAATCATACAAGGTGCTATACAAAAAGATTGGTGGACTAAGCAGGCTGATGATATAGCATTTCGTTTTAGTGCCGCAGTTAGGCAGGGGCTAATCAATGCAGAGACTAATCAGCAGATTATATCAAGAGTTCGATCATCTATTGATATTAGTGGGCGTGATGCAACTAAGCTAGTCCGTACTGCTGTGATGACTGTTGCTAATCAGGCGCGTTCTGAGGTGTATGAGCAAAACAGTGATGTGTTAAGTAGCCTAGAATGGAGCGCAGCCCTTGATAGTAGAACCTGCCCTGAATGTGCAGTAAGAGATGGGAAGCGTTGGGATATAAATACTCACCAGCCTATTGGTGGGCATAGTATTCCTTATTCTGTTCCTGCACTCCATATGAACTGCCGCTGTACATTATTGCCTATAACAAAGACTTTTCGTGAGTTGGGCATTGATTTAGATGAAATGGGAAGTGGTGCAAGAGCATCTGCTGAAGGAGTCGTGTTTGACAAATCATTCAAAGACTTCATGGACAGGAAGGGCAAGAGCTTCACCGATGAAGTGCTAGGAAAGGGTCGAGCAGAAATGTATCGGTCTGGCACAATAACATTCAACCAACTTCTTGATCTTCGTGGAAACGCGCTATCACTTAAACAACTACAAGATAAATATTTATGACAATAATTAAATCTAAAGAAAAACCTAAACAACCAATCCAGCCATCCACTCGCATTGAACTAGACAAGGAATATAAAAGACAGATTGATTATTTAAGTCGTGCGGCTAAATCTAAGGGACGTTAATATTAGCTAATGCCATATCTCGACTCACGCTTAGCTAATACACTTTTGATTTCACTCATCTTGTAATCTCTTTTCTTTCTCTAGTAGTCGCGCATAATAATCAACTTGCGCTTGATGTATCACCACTTCTTTTTCAAGCCCTCAGTATCCCAATCAACTAAAGAGAGGCTGGAAATTCTAGCATTTTTTAAAAACTTTGGCATTTTAAAAAACTTCATCATTACCAGAAACTTTAGCATTTCCAAAAACTTCAGCACTTTCAAAAACTTCAGCATTGCCATAAACCCTAGCAAAACCATAAACCCTAGCATTTCCATTAACTTTAGCATTACCATAAACTTCAGCATTTCCATTAACTTTAGCACTTTCAAAAACTACAGCATTACCATAAACTTCAGCACTTTCGGAAACTTCAGCATTACCGGAAACTTTAGCAAAATCATAAACTACAGCTTCATCACAAACTACAGCATTACCAGAAACTTTAGCATTTCCAAAAACTTTAGCAAAACAGGCAACTTTAGCAAAACCATAAACTACAGTATTCCCATAAACTTCAGCATTCCCCAAAACTACAGCCTCATCACAAACTACAGCAGCACCAGAAACTTCAGCATTCCCCCAAACTACAGTATTCCCATAAACTTCAGCATTCCCCCAAACTTCAGCATTGCCATAAACCCTAGCATCACCAGAAACCGAAGCCCATTCAAAAACTTTAGCACTACCATTAACTTCAGCATTGCCATAAACCCTAGCAAAACTATAAACCCTAGCAAAACCATAAACCCTAGCATTTCCATTAACTTCAGAACTTTCAAAAACTATAGCATTCCCATAAACTTCAGCATTACCGGAAACTTTAGCAAAACCAAAAACTACAGCATTCCCATAAACTTCAGCATTACTATAAACCCTAGCGTTCTCCGCAACCCAACAATCGCCTTTATCTGACAAGTTAGAGGTTTTTTCTATGAAACCACCTAAGTCCCCAGCTTTAATCTTACCAAAGTCTTTAGCGGCTTTTATTCTATATAAGATCTTTTTACCAACTAAAATGGCTTCACTGGTTAATTCATATTTCATAATATAGTTCCTGTATTAATTTAAAGTAGCTTCAGCAGTCACTTTAGTCAGTATTCGGCTAAAATCACTAAGATCTTCCAAATAATTGTAATTAAGCCCTGCTCTAGGGCTTGGTTAATCCGCTCCCACTCATTTTTTACACAGTAGCAGGGCTTCATCTTTAGAAAATCCCGCCTCCATCAACGCATCGTAATTAACCTTCTTCAGCTTCGCATCGAGCTTAGCCATCTGAATGATCTGAGGCAGTTGATCCCATGCTGTTTGTATGGCAGCATCACTCATATATTGTTTTGCTTTATTGTGTACATTACTTTGACTCATTTTCTTATCTCCTTTTATGTCGTTCACTTTCTACCCAATAGCTGATTATCATCACGCAGATCAAGAATGAAAAGAACATAGTGGCTGGTACAACTATTGGAGCTGTGACTACCCACCAGCTTATATCTAAATCACCGGATAACTTCAAAATAGCCATAATGACCGAACTGCTTAATATTATATTACTTATGCTCATTTTGCACCTTTTCCCCAAATGGTGGTAGCCCCCATGCTAGGCATGAGCAGGCGAGTGATACCGACAGTGGTATAGCTATACTGTTAGGTAGTGTTTCATACTTGCGTAAACTAATGCGTGACACACCAATTTTTTCAGCCAGCTCTCTTTGTGACCATCCATGATCGCAACGGAACTGTACGAGTTCTCGTGATGTCATAGATTTTCAACATCAAGACGACAATATCTGCATTTATCTTTCAGCATTCGAGCAATCTTTTCTTTTAACTTTATAGCGTCACTCGTATTCTTTAGATCTATTGATGCGCCCGTACCATCCTCATAGCTTATATTTATAGTGTAGCTACTTAGTGATTTGGTGTATGTTATGAATTTAATACTGTCCAGCACATATACCGCGTTGTTAAGTTCAATGACCATTCATGCTCCTTATTTGTTATAAAGTTGTAATTGACGGTTTTATCTTACGCTTACAAAAGTAAAAAAACAATCTATTTTATAGTGGTTTTTGTATAATATTTTACAAGGCATTGAAATATATAATATGTTTGTGTTATTTTAGATAAGTGGCGTATAATCATAGATACAAAGATAGGTAAGCGTGACGTTTATCCATCTGATTTGTGAAAAAACATTTGAAACTGTGAGAGTTAAAAATGGCGATAGCACTACAATTGTCTAGCCTAGATGGCGTGGACGAAGCAGTAAAGGGTTTGTACGTTGAAAAAGATGGTGTTTTTGCACTTGATATATCTGGGATGCCGGAAATTCCTGATGTGACAGGTTTAAAAACAGCATTAGCAAGTGAAAGGGAAGCATCTAAATTAGCTAAAGCCGCTGAGAAAGCAGCATTAGCAAACTTAGACGGTGTGGATCTTGAACAGTATAGGTCAATCATGGCTAAGTTTGACGGTGACGAAGAACTAAAGCTAATGGCTGAAGGCAAGACTGATGAAGTCTGGAATAAAAGAAAGGAAAAGTCTGATGTTGAGTGGCAGAGAAAGCTAGATGCTGAGCTTACACACGTACAGGCAGAAAGAGAAATAAATGCGGTATTAAAGCAGAGAGCTTTACAAGGTGAATTGTCCTTAAGTTTTGCTGATACATTTCATGAGTTCGGAAAGCGCGATGCTATTCGAGTTGCTGGTGATCTATTTAGTTTAAATGATGATGGCAAGGCGGTTATGGTTGATGGTGATGGCAATATAGTCATTGGCAAAGATGGTAGCACTCCATTTTCACCCGCTGAATGGGCTAACTCCGATGATACACGTAAGGCAAATCCCCACTGGTTCAATGCAAGTGGTGGAGGTAGTGGGTTAGTACAGGGAACTGCTAATAATGGACAGCAAAATGATATGTCTGGGCTATCTCGCGTTGAGCGAATGCAAAGACAACTAGAACTTAATTCAAAGAAAAGGTAAACAAAAATGGCTGCTTTAACTCTCGCAGAATCAGCAAAACTAGAAACGGGTGATATGTTACGTCAAGGCGTAATCGAAGCTTACTCTGGCTCATCCGATGTATTAGCTAACTTGGCATTTGAAAGTATCCCTGGTGGATCACTTACTTATTTGTCAGAGGAAGCATATCCTGGTGTTGGCTTTCGTGGTGTAAACGAAGCTTACACAGCAACAACTGGGGTGCTTAACCCTAAGACTGAGACATTAACAATTGCCGGTGGTGATTTAGATGTTGATAAGTTCATTATCGCTACTCGCGGTGAGCAGCAACGCGCTGTTCAGATTGACCTTAAGACTCGCGCTTTAGGCTTAGCATGGACTCAGAAGTTTATCAAAGGTGATAACCAATCTGACCCTCGTGAATTTGATGGCCTTCAAACTCGCTTAACAGGTGATCAGAAATTCCAAGCAGGAACAACTGCTAACGGTACTGCTCTATCTTTAGGCGTAATGGACGAAGCGATTAGACGTACATTATTCCCAACAGCTATTCTTATGTCTTCTAAAATGAAGAATAAGTTCAGAGCTGCTTCACGTACAACTGCTGTCGGTGGTTATATTTCTTTCGATAAGAATGAGATGGGTGCTGAAGTAATGTCTTACGGTGGCTTACCAATCTTGACTGTTGACTTAGACGGAACAGGTAGTGAAATACTTGGTTTTGACGAAGCTGCAACTTCTGGTACTGCAACAGGTTCAAGTATCTATATTATGAATATGGGTAATGATGGTGTTCAAGGTATTCAGAACGGTAGCATCATGACAACTGACTTAGGTGAGTTAGATACTGCGCCTGTCTTTAGAACTCGCGTTGAATGGTATAGTGGTTTGGCTGTTTTCAACGGCAAAGCGGCTACTCGTATCTGGTCTATCGCGGATTCCGCTATCACTGCTTAAAGGAGCAAAAAAAATGGCTAATCAATATTCACAGTACACATACGATAGCGACCTATCACTAAAGGCGGCAGGTTTAGTTGCTTCAAGTGCAGATGGCGCAATCTTAGACTTAGGCGATGGCTTGTTTGACGGCTTTATTGTTGTTGACGTATCTGCAATCGAAGTTGCTTCTGGCGATGAGATTTACACAGTCTCAATCGAAGGCTCAACGGTTGCTGCAATGACTTCTCAATCAGTATGTCTGGCTAAGAAAGTATTTGGTAACGTAGTTGTCCCTATGGATGATGCTGTATCTGCTGCTGGCAGATATGCTATCCCTTTCAGAAATGAAGATGGCGGTGAAGTTCAGCGTTATATTCGTTTATCTACAGTAGTACAAGGAACTATTGCAACAGGTATTAACTTCTCAGCGTTCGTAGCGTCAAGAGCTTAACGTCTAAACTGAGGAAGGGGCGGTAACGATATCCATTCTTAGATTGGATTGTTACTTGCCCCTTTTTTTTAATTGTTTTTTGGAGTTTTAATAAAATGTCTAAAGTATCAGTGTTTGACCAAGATGGTAATGAGCATATAAAAGAGCCTGTTGACGCTAGAGAGTGTTGCAATGTCTTAGGATATACCATGTCCAATCCAACAGAAGTAGAAGCTAAACCTGTCGTAAAACAGAAGACTAAGCCTTTAGCAAAACGTGTTACACAGCCTGCTTCAGAAGTCTAAGCGACTAAAATAGAGATTTAATAATGTCTATATCGGATGCTCAGTTCACCTCATGGCTACAGGATAATAGTGCTGTACGATGTATATTGGTTGATGTTGTAGTCAATATAGCTGCAGTTGAGACAACGCGCTACCTATCCACAACAGGCTATGTAACAACGGGTGCTGACATCCCTGCCAATACTGATTACCTGCCTATAATAAAAGGAGGTGTAAAACTTACTGAGTCACTGGATATTGAATCAAAAGCAAGCCTTTCATTTGGCGATATTGAGCTATTAAACCCTGATGGTGAATATGACTCATGGTTAGATGATGTATGGGTTAATCGGCAGATACAGGTATTCATAGGCGATGTTAGATGGGCTAGAGCCGACTTCAGGCCTATCTTCAATGGCATAGTCACAGATATTAGTAGCAAAAATGCATCAAAGTTAAATCTTAGTATTAGAGATAAATTACAGCGTTTAAATACACCTATAACAGAAGACGTTCTGGGTGGATCTTCCTCTCCTTCTTTC